AGACTTATATAAAAAAGACTTTGAAAAGTATTTTTAGGAGGATAAATGAAAAAAATAACAGGAAATGATGCAATTAAAGCTGAACAACAAAGAGAAAATAAAACAGTTGAGCAGTTTCAATAAGGATTAAAATGGCAAAGAAAAGTAAAAAGCAATTAGTTTTGGATGAGCTGAAACAATTTGTGAGAGATTCATTTCATAACTTTGATTTGTTATTAAGTCCTGATGACTTTGCTTTAAAATTCATAACAATCAAAAAGCAAAGCAAACATTTAAGATTTATCAGTGATGAAAATATTGTTTTTTATGAAATATTGGAAAATTTAGATGAAAATTTCATAGATGAAATAGTATTTTTTCAAACTATAATTAGCAGAATGAATTTTATTTTTCGGAAAATAAAAGATACAGCATATCTTTTTAGAAACGACTTTATAAGTTCTGAAATTATAGAAAAAGCTAAAAAGATTTATTACAGCTTTAATGAAGATGTTAAAAAATTTGATGACATTTTCGGAGCTTATTTATCTCTGTATGCTTTAGCAAAGAAAAATCAGGAACTTATAGAATACAGAGATGAAAAAGGAAAACAGATTGAAGAAATGTACAATGAAGACAATACACTGATACACAAGTCAATTGTTGTTTTTGAAAAGACTGAAAAAATAATTGCAGACAAAATTTGGAACGGAACTTTAGACTGGAACTGGAGGAAAGAAAATGAGAAAATATTGGACTATTCAGGAAATAGAAGATTTAAGAAGATTGAAAACAATTGAAAAACTTGAGGATAAAGAAATTGCCCAAATATTTGAAAGGTCTCCATGTTCAATAGGAATGATGTGCAGGCGTTTAAAAATACGGAAATATGAAGCTTGGGACATGGAAAAAGAAGAAATGCTTGAAAATCTTATTTTCAGAACTAATCTCGGCAAATTGGGAATTGCAAGGAAATTAGGGAGAAAAGAAGGTTCAATAAAGATAAAAATGACAAGAAAATTTGGAACTGAAAACCTGAACAAACTAAGAAATACTTTTTTAAGTAGAGCAGGTTGTGGATATTCAGAAGAGGAAAATGAATTTCTTAAAAATTCTTACTATGAAAAAGGTGTCAAAGAATGTGCGAGTATCTTAAAAAAATCAAAAGGTTCTATTATACATCAAGTAACTAATTTGAAAAGAAAAGGGGTTGTGTTTAAAGAACAGACTACCCCAAGATTTCTCAACAGGTTTACTGGATATGTAATCTATTCCAATGAAACAGGAAAAATTTTCAAGAGATACAGAACTCTTAATGATTGGGCGAGGGAATAAATATGGGAAAAATAAAAGTTATAGAACTTTTTTCGGGAGTAGGAAGTCAGGCAATGGCATTAAGAAACCTAGGACTAGACTATGAAGTTGTGGGAATAAGCGAGATAGACAAGTTCGCTATTAAAAGCTATGAAGCAATTCACGGCAAAGTGCATAACTTTGGAGATATTTCAAAGATAGAGGAATTGCCCTATTGTGACCTGTTGACATATAGCTTTCCATGTGTCGATATTTCACAGTCCGGAAAAATGCAAGGCATTAAAGAGGGAACAAGAAGTGGTTTATTGCTAGAAGTCGAAAGACTTTTGTTGAAAGCAAAAGAGAACGGAACATTGCCGAAGTATCTTTTACTGGAAAATGTTAAAAACTTAGTAGGCAAGAAGTTTATAAAAGATTTTGAGCGTTGGTTAAGCTTTTTAAACAGTTTGGGATATTACTCAAACTGGGAAGTACTTAATGCCAAAGACTACGGAATCCCTCAAAACCGTGAAAGAGTTTTTGTTGTTAGCAGTCTTGAAAATATTCATTATGTTTTTCCAAAAAAACAGGAATTAAAAATCAAAATGAAAGATTTTCTAGAGGATCATGTTCCGGAAAAATATTATTTGTCAGAAAAGTATCTAAAAAGTTTTTCAGATATGACAAATAGAAATGGATTCATCAGAGGAGAAAAATTTAATCCCCAGAAATCAGAAGATTGCAATATAGCATTTGCAATAACAACAAAATCAGGGGAAAGACCAACTGACAATTTCATAATACAGCTGGGGAATTTAAAGAATACAGAAAGTTTTGGTGGAAATCCGCAAACAGGAAGAGTATACAGCCCTGATGGGATAAGCCCTTGTCTTAACACAATGCAAGGTGGTGGACTTGAGCCGAAAATTTTGCAAAAAGCACATGGATTTAACAAAGGTGGAGTAAAGGAAAATATAGTTCCAGCTATGACATCAAGCTCATGGCAAGAAAATAACTTTGTTGTAAATATAAATCCAAACGAGGATTATAAAATAAGGAAATTAACACCTTTGGAATGTTGGAGACTGATGGATTTAGTGACAATGATTATTATGCAGCAAAATCCATTGGGACATCTAATGCACAACTTTATAAGCAGGCAGGGAATTCAATAGTTGTTACTGTGCTTGAAGCGATATTCAGACAGTTATTCTTGAAAAAACATAACAAAAAACAGGGAATAATTGCAGAACAGATTAGCTTGTTTCAAGGAGCAGGATAATGAAAAGAATAAAAATATATTTTTTGGAAATTGTTGACTTGAACGATGGAGTGCATCAGATAAAGTCAGATGACTACAACAAAATATGGGCATTTGTAAAAAGGCACAAGGGAGCGATTAAAGGACTGCATTCAGGTAGTAAAACGGTTTCGGAAACAAAATTTGAAGAAATGAAAAAAGAAGAAAATTTTAAATAGGAGAAAATATGGGAGTAGAATTCTTAGGATCAATAGAAATCAAAAACAATATGAAAAAAGAAGAACTAGACAGGAAAATATCTGAAGTTATTAAGGATTTTCAGAATGGTATTGAGAAAAAACAACAAGCATTGAGTAGCAGTGAGGACAATGTCAAAAGTCCTAAACACTATAAATTAGAGGGCTTAAATGTTGAAAGTATAGAAGTTATTAAGTCCATTCTTGGAAAAGAGGGATTTAAAGCATTTTGCAAGGGAAATACAATGAAATATCTGATAAGAGCAGAAAAGAAAAATGGCTTAGAGGATTACAGAAAAGCTAAAACGTATTTAGACTGGTTTTTGAAAGAGTGTGAAGGTAATAATTAAACTTGAATTACCAGTTTACTGGCAGACTAGAAAGAATAAAATAACTCTAATGAGCCTAAACTGGTACAGAAATGAGAACGAACATGTAAAAAACAAAATTAAGCATGAATATCATGACCTGATAAGATTGAAACTTTTAAAAAACAAAGAAAAAATAAAAGGTAAATATCAGGTCCGATACCGTTATTTCTACAAAAACTCAGGAAGTGACCTCGAAAATGTAGCTTCAGTAATTGGAAAATTTATGAACGATGCATTAAAGGAACTGGGGATAATTGTAGATGACAGTGTTAAATATTTAGTCAATAGTCAATTTATAGTTGACAGTTGTGATAAAAAAAATCCAAGAATGGAAATAGAAGTGGAGGAAATAGAATAATGGAAGCACTAAAGAAATTTGATATAGAAGAATTACTTAAAAGACAAGCAATGCTAGATAAGAAATTTGATGAAAAGGAAACAGCTAGAAAAAGAACTGCAAAAAGGATAAAGGTAGCATATCTCGCAGAAGTAGGTGAGTTGATACAGGAATTAAAAAATGACTGGAATTATTGGAAAAATAGTACAAAAAAAATTAATAAGCAAAGAGTACTTGAAGAATTGTCGGACTGTTTACATTTTTTATTAAGTTATTTAAATTTAGTAGAAAAATATTGTATTGACAAAATTGATTATAAAATTAAGGATATTGAACAAGCAATAATCTTTCTTAGCGAAATTGAATGGTTATTCAACTCACGGATATACGATGCTATGGAGTATATTTTTAATTATGTAGGAGCAACAGAAGAAGAATTTCTGAAAATACACCATCAAGTCTGGTTAAGAAATATGGGAGAAAGAACTAAGGAGGAGTATTAGTGCAAATACTGACAAATACAAAGTTCTTACAGACAGTAGTAATGCTTTTTAGCCTTTATCTACTGTATAAGCTGAATAAAAAATAATCAAAATCAACAAGGACAATGGCAATTTAATAACTGTGAATTAATCTCTGATACCTGAAAATATTGAGGAGTTTATA